GCAAGTTCTCCAAAAATTGCTCCAAATGTAGCATCTGAATCACTATTAGTGCCACTAGTGTGAGCATTTAACTTAAATCTAAATAAATTTGACTGTCCATAATGAATTATACTTATAGCTTGATTATCGTCTCTGTGTCCATTTGTTACCCCAGCATGATTAACATTTGCCATAACATTAGAAAAACTAACATCGTGTTCTCCAACAGCATTGTCTGTAGTAGAAGCTACATTAAAACTATCTCTTGTATAATCTGATGACGCAGTAGCATCATAGTTAATCCAACATTTTGCACTACCATTTAAAAGATAATCAGTATCAATACTTCTTGCAGTGCCATCTATCTGCCCACTTGTCTGTAATGTATCAAATGCTATTGTTCCGTTTGCCATTATGTTAAATCTCCATGATAAACTATATTAAAATACAATAAATCTTTAACAACATTTGATGCGTTTACTGTATTAACTCGTCTATCGCCAACACCGGGTGTTCCTTTTCCACACATAATTCTTCCACCACCACCTGAATCTTCTTGACCAAAAGCTGAACAGGCATAACTAGTACCACTACTAAAGTTATTGGTGTAATTTGGACTTTGGTCACCTGTACCATGATCTGTCACACTAGCGATATTATTGCTATTATATATTGATACAGTATCCGTGGCTTTATAAGACAAAAAAGCCTTCGCTAACCCTTGCTGAATACTTGTCTGATTACTACCCTCACCTCTAATAGTCAACGAGTTTGCACTTGCACTAACCACAGGTGTTGAGCCAATGGTTATGGTTGTTGCAGTGGACTTGCCTGTGATCGTGTCTAATATTATTTCACTCATGTCTAACCCTTCGGATACTTATCTTTAACTGCTTTAATAGTTTTCTTCCAACCATCAATGCCATTGTGGTATAGGTCATCTAACTGTTCTGCTATGGATGGATATTCTAATTGTCTTTTTGGTATATATTCCATTGATGCCATTTTTGCTTTTATGTCTGCTTTTGATATTTCTGCTGTGCCTTCTAACCATTCTATTTCACAACTATCAATATCACTTCCTCTAACAACTACTTTAGCATTTGAATTTATAGCTAATATTGCATCTACTATGGCTGTTTTCATCCTGCAATCTCCTGTAATACTATAGTTGAGCTTTCAGAGTTGACATTAATGTAGGCAGTTCCTGAACTACCATTGCGTCTCATTCCAATAGTATATGTTGTCGCACTGGTTGTGCTTGGAGAATCTAGTATCGCACAACACACATAACCTTTAACGGCTGATGAACCAGCGTAAGCACTTCCTAAGTTATAAGTTCCATTACCTAAAGCTGTTCCAGATACATCGCCTCTAAAAACACCAGCCACCGCATGTATACTATTAGAATTTGAATACATAGCTGCATTGACCATTACTAAAATTTTATTAGATGAACTAGTAGGTGTTATTGAGGCAGCAAGAGAAGTGTTAACAAAAGATTCTGAAGTAGTAGATTCTGATGATGATAGAGAACTATAAACAGTTTGTATAACACTTCCAGTAACATTGATGCCTACATCAGATGCTCTTGGAACTGCACCTGCACGAGTTTTTATTGCGTCTACTCTAATCTCACTCACGATATTACCAACCTTCCACCACTGTTCACTGTCAATGTCACGCCACTATCTACAGTAATGACACCTGTTACCTGTGCATTTTCTGTGGCTAATATTGTTGTATCAGCAGTTAAGTTTTGTGCATTGGTTCTAAACAAACCACCTGCCTTAAAGTTACCTTTGTTCTCGGCTGCTGGTGTAACTGTACCAGTTTGTGGTGCTAAAAAGTTTACAAATATATTTGCAGTTCCAGAACTAGGTGCAGCAGTAAATGTCAAAGTTGTTCCATCTGGTATAGTATATGCTGATGTATCTTGTACAACACCATCTACAGATACAAGCACATCTTGTACCGAACTTACTGTTCTGTTTAATGTAAATGTAGTATCTGAGTTATCGCCATTAAATCTTTGTACGGCAGTTGTAGCCTCAAAAGTTGTAACTGGTGACTTACCAACAAAAGGCATTATGTAATCTCCATGTAAGATAAGGCAACGTCTGTTGCACCTGTTGCAGATACTGATATGCTATCTGTTGCTTCTAAAACAACT